ATAGCTTTTTCTGTTGCTGTCATGTCTCCGGTTCTAGGAAGCAATTGTTGCAACCCATAAAGGGCCATTTGCGCCTCTGTTTCTTTTACGTCATTTGCTCCAGCTTGAATAGATGCTCCTGTCATTTCAACAGTTTTCAAATCTGCATTATCATCATCTGAATTAATAAGGGTCTTTCCTGCTGGCATTGTTGCTATATCACCAATCTTCTTCCCAAAGTATAAAGGAAATCTACAATAAGTTAAATAATTATCTTGATCTGAAGAAGTTCGCCAATGTTTAGCATTTAATTCAGCCAAATCATTTAAAGGGGAATCAGCAGTCATTTGACTATCTGGAGAACCAGGAATAAAAGTTTTTAAAGGAATAATTGGAATTGAAAATTCACCACTTTCAACACTCTTTAAGCTATTATCACCCTCTTCCAATAGTTCCCATTTTCCAGGCTCAAGAACTCTAACCCTGTCAACTGTTTTAACTCCATACTTACCTACCTGTTTTGTAATAGTTTCAGCAATACGGATTTGAACAATTAAGCCATTTTCATCAGGAGTAAAGCCAAGTATATCCTCTGGTTTTATTTCTCTGAAAAATGGTCTTATTCCTGCTTTTATTTCATCTGCTTTTGTTTTGATTCTTGGGTCTTTCTTTGGCATATCAATCAAAATATGAATAACACCTTTTCCTAATCCGTTTTGAAAGTTTCTTTTACCAAAAACATCAAAAGAATTTCCTGCAACATCAATATTATTTGCTAATGTTTTAAAAAACTCTGGTGTTTCATCTGACCAAACAATATCTTTCTGAAATACTTGTCCTGAAAGAAAAGAACAGGTTTTACCAAAAGCATTTAAAAGAGTGGAGCAATCAACCCTTTCTTGAAAGCCTGCATCTGATTCAAGTGTATGCTGTGGAAGAAAAGCTTTTCCTGCTGCTCTCATTGCTCTTGTTCCACCTAAAAGTGTCCTTGCAAGAAGGGTCTTATCTTCCCATTCTTTTATAATTGCACTTTTATGGTTTGCTGAATCAGGTTCTTCAACTGAACTTGTTTTTGCGTTTGGTGTTCCTGCTAATGAATCGTATTTTTCCTTTGACATTTTACTATCTCCTTTAAATTATATTTCAATCATTTTTGTGGTAACTTTCTTAATAGGATGAAGAAAAGCAGGACAATACCCCATTGCATCATTCCTATCATCTATTGTGGCTGGCCCTGTAATCTTTTCCGGTAAACCTGTTGTTTCAGAATAGGCGTGTTCCTCCAGTGCTTCAGTGCTTTTTGGGCATTGATCTATATTAATTTCAAAGTTTTTATTATAAAGAAGTCTTTGAACAGAGTTTATCCGGTCAACAATTCTAGGGTTTATACTTCTTGCTTTTATTATAAAGTCAGCTTGTTTAAGCATGGCAATATCTGACATTGAAGCATTAGAATTATTTTTCTTTCCTGTTGAATCAGGAAACATTGTAATTTGTCTTCCATGATAACTTTCTTGTAAAACTTCAACCATTTCTTCAGTGTCATGAACTGCAAACTCATTTGTCATTATTAAACCAACGTCTTTAAAATTTATATCGTTTACTCTTCTATCAATTGAATTTGTATCATTATATTCTTTCTTATCGTAAACCCTGCCATATCTATCAACAATCTGTTTTTTAGGGACATAGATTGAAGCACAAGATCCACCATAATTAAAATCGCAACCAACATAAATTGGTTCATTTTTAATAAGCTTTCTATTTGTATTATGTGTTTCTCTATCAAAATAAGAATAGACGGTTCCTGAAAATATATTAGTCCAAATGCCAAGAAGGTAAGCTTTACATTGTTCAGGAGTATAAGAATCTTTAAGGTTGTTTATAAATGTTTGGTCAAGGTTCCAATTTGATGAAGTTGGAGCAGTTATATACTTATACCCTACCCCTGGTTCTTTCTTCCATCTTTTGTAAGTGAATTTAAAACCTTCTGGTGTAGAGTAACCGGAAACCATATTAAAATGCTTTTTATGTAAATTAGGATCTCCATTCTTTTTCTTTGGCTTATTCTTCTTTAATCTTAATTGCCTATTTCTTCCTAAGATTCTATCCCAAGCTTCATTTCCTTTCTTTACAGTATTCATTAGATCAACTTCATCTACATGAGAACGATATACTTCATAAGCAACAATTCTGGCGGGGTTATCCATTGATCTGAAAATGATTCTTCTATTCCCTTGAATATTAAGAATATGCTTTGATTTGTTCATTTTATGCTTGATTCCAAGTTCATCGAGCCTTTCTTCAATCCTTGGAACAAGGTTTAAATCAAGTAAATCAAGTGTGGGAGCATAGCAGGCAACAAAGCAGCCATTAAATTCCATTACGTCCCTGATTGCATTGGCTACAAGTATTTCAGATTTACCGCAACCATAACCACCAATAAACAAAGGAAAGGGGATCTTATTAGGGAGCATTGAAAGCATTTCACCTTGTGGGAAGGTTAACTCTAATGGAATAATCATTTCTTTCTAACCTTTATGTCAAAGCCAAACTCTTCAAAACCACCTGTTGATTCATCAATTTTTGCCTTATCATCAAGATTATGTTGAATGCCAAAATATAGTTTTTTGTCTGCTGGTTTAGAGAACTTACCAAAGGCATCTTTTTTTAATTTTTTAATATCATAAGCTAACCCCGCCTCATAACCTCTTTCAACTGATTCTTTGAACTTCTCTGATAGAGATTCTATTAATTCAAGGCGCTCAACCGTTATTTCCATGTAAACAGCCAGCTCTAACTTGCTGTTTCCATCACCCATATATCGGAAAGCAAAGGCCGCTTCATCATCCCCGAATTTTTTGAATTTCTTCATTTGTTTTTTATTCATAATAAAACCATGATAACAGACAATATTAAAAAAGTAAAATTACCAAAATCCTCCTTTAATTTTATCTTTAAATTTACCACACCAATCATCTTTTTTAACATCAGGAAAACGCTGGTGTTGCGTTGTTGGTGGGTTAAATCTACATTCACCAGATATTGAACCTTTCAAATCAGGCTTTCTCTGATAGTATTTGCAATCTGAGCAGGCTTTCATACTGGGAACCCCTGGAACCTTAAATCATCAGTTACACATTTACTTTTTATTTTGATATAATAATTGCACTCCTGGACACCTTCAGCAGAATTAAAGGATTTTCCACTACTCATTATTTCAATTGCTCCCAGGCAAGCAGTATCACCATGATAACAAGTCTTACATAAATGATCTAATTTAATTTTAAAACCTTCACATTCAATTATATTATCATCTCCCTTTCCGTTACCAAAAACAACTTTACCACTTTTACAGGTTGGAATTTCATTTTCACATTTATTACAAAGATGAATCTTTGAATCAATAACCTCTTTTGTTGATATGCAATCAGGGTTATTTTTCCAATCTCTTTGGCTAACCACTTCTTTCCAGGTATTCAAAACAGCAGCTTCAAAATTAAAACGTTCATTATTACAAAAGAAAACCAATCTTTCAAATAATACACAAATTATAGCTTTTGATGAAGTTTGAAAACTAACATTTCTTGCAACTAATAAGGAAATTGACATTGATAATAATTTCAAACAATCAATTGTATTAATGTTGCTATAATTTATTGTATTTCTCTTTAAATATAATTCTTCAATATTGATATCTGAGCAGTTACAGAAACCAACTAAATAAATAGTTATATCACCTATTGCATCCTTTATTTTTTCATCATGATTTTCATTGTTTTTTATTCCTTGTTTTCTTTTTAAAACTGAATGTGCTAATTCTCCAATTTCTTCAATAAGCCCCAAACAATAAACTTCTATATCTTGATTGCCGAAATTCTTTTCAGCCCAAACTTTATGTTCTTCTTGTAATTGCTTAAACATTTTTCTTTCTCCTTTAAATTAAAATTCTTTATATAATATATAACCTAATGTTAAAACAAATTCTGGTGACAAATATTCATCTAAAGTTACCAAATGAAACGCATAAGATACAAACAATAAGAGATAAAAATTTTTCATTTTAAATAATCCTTTTTAATTAGAATGCTTATATAGTATTCATTTCCACAAGTCGTTATACAGAAAAGTTACTCCATTTTGTTAGGAAGTATGGGGCAAATAACTGTAAAACCTGTCAAACTGTCAAACTACACCTAACCCCTTTCTTCTTATCTTCTTATTATTATTATATATTTTTTTTATATGGAAGTAAAGAAAAGGGTATCCCTTTCTGGAAACGCATATACAGTTTTACAGGATATCGGC